AAATGATAATGAAGCGAGAGAACATCGCATCATCTGGTATATGGACAGCAAAGAAAAGATATATTTTAAACGTATGGAATAGTGAAGGTGTTCAATATGAAAAACCCAAACTAAAAATTATGGGTCTGGAAGCAGTAAAGTCATCTACACCTATGGCATGTCGTAATGCTATTAAAGAATGTCTTGAAGTTATTGTCAATGAAGATGAGGAGGCAGCACAGGCATTTATTAGAGACTTTAAGAAAAAGTTTTCATCGTTGCCTGTTGAAGACATCTCATTTCCTCGTGGATGCAATGGGATAAATAAGTGGGCGAACCCGACAACAATCTATAGTAAAGGCACACCAATACATGTTAGAGGTGCCTTATTATATAACTTCTACAACAAGAAACACAAACTAACACATAAGTATCCTCTTATACAAGATGGCGAAAAGGTAAAGTTTGTTTATCTCAAGACACCAAACAAGATGAGTGAGAATGTGATGAGTTATCTCAATACATTCCCTAAAGAGTTTGAACTTGACAAACATGTGGATTATGATATACAATTCACAAAGAGTTTCCTTGACCCAGTAAAAGTTATACTCGATACGATTGGTTGGCAATCCGAAAAAGTAGCATCATTGGAGTTTCTATTTACATGAAGTATGTTGTTGAGTATCAACGAGCGTTTGGGCAACCAGATAAAAGAGAACAAGTCTTTGACGATGAGTCAGAAGCAAAATGGTTTGAACGTGCCATGAAACGTACCAACTTTATAACTAAAATTACGGAGGTAAATGAGTGAACTTTTTAAAGGATGTTGCAAGTGAAATTGGTAATGAATATGCTAGTCTTGTATCCGACGGTGTTTCAGCAGGAGATACTAGTGGTTACATTGACACTGGTTCTTATATCTTTAATGCTCTCTGCTCTGGAAGCATCTATGGGGGTGTACCAGGAAATAAAATCACTGCTATCGCGGGTGAATCTAGCACTGGTAAAACTTTCTTTTGCCTTGGCATTGTTCAACATTTTCTTGAGTCAAATCCAGACGCAGGAGTAATATATTTTGAGTCAGAATCTGCTATATCAAAGCAGATGATTGAAGATAGAGGTATAGATTCTAATCGTATGTTGATTGTACCTGTAACTACAGTACAAGAGTTTCGTCTACAATCAATCAAGATCTTAGACAAGTACATGACAATGGATGACAAGAAACCTATGATGTTTGTTCTTGATTCATTGGGTATGTTATCAACATCTAAAGAAGTAGAAGACTCTGAAGCAGGTAAAGAGACTAGAGATATGACAAGAGCACAGGTTGTTAAGTCTATATTCAGAGTATTGACATTAAAATTAGGTAAAGCAAACGTTCCTTTACTTGTCACTAACCATACATATGATGTAGTAGGTGCCTATATTCCTACAAAAGAAATGGGTGGAGGCAGTGGATTAAAATATGCAGCATCAAGTATCATCTATCTTTCTAAGAAAAAAGAAAAGGATGGGAAAGACGTAGTTGGTAATATTATTAAATGTAAGAATGCGAAGTCACGTTTAACAAAGGAGAATAGTACAGTTGAAACACGATTATTTTATGACCGTGGACTGGATAGGTATTATGGATTATTGGAACTGGGTGAGAAGTATGGAGTCTTCAAACGGAAAGGCAATCGCGTTGTTGTCGGTGAGTCTTCCGCCTATCCTTCTGCTATCCTTGCTGATCCCTCCAAGTATTTCACAGAGGAAATAATGCAGAAGTTAGATGAAGCAGCAGCAAAAGAGTTTAGATATGGGAACTAAGTTATTAGATTATGTTAAAGTCTATGATAAACTGGTGCCTGACGATTTTTGTCAGAGCATACTTGAGACGTTTGGAAAATCCGACCACCAGTATATTGATAGAGAGCAGCGACCTACATTCACGCAATTAAATTTAACTCAAAGATTAAAAGCACAAGATCCTTTATGGGTGGATAAACATAAGGAACTTGAGAATAGATTTGTAGATGCTGTTGAGTTGTATATGGATGAGTTAGGATTAGGTCCTGACTTTCCTAATAAGTATTGCTTTGAAGAGTTTCGTTTAAAATGGTATAAACCAAATAACTATGATCAGTTTAAAGAACACGTTGACATCTATGATCACAATAGTGCTCGTAGATTTTTAGTAGTATTTTTATATTTGAATGATGTAACAGAAGGAGGAGAAACAAAGTTTATGAAATTGAACTGGACAGTTCAACCGAAACGTGGTAGTATATTAATATTCCCTCCTACTTGGATGTATAGACACGCAGGATTACCTCCTGTATCAAATGACAAGTATATTCTAGGGACTTATTTACATTACCTATGAACCTAGAACTCACGATTTTATCTAATCTCGTTTATAATGAGAAGTATGCTCGTAAGGTTCTACCGTTCTTAAAGGCAGAATACTTTAAAGAGAAAACTCATAAGATTATCTTTCTGGAAATCCATGAGTACATCAGTCAGTATGATGCTTTACCTTCTCTGAATGCTTTGTCTATAGAGTGTCAAGAAAGGGTAGATCTTTCTGAAGAGCAGTTTCAAACTATACTGGAGACTTTAAATGTCCTTTCCGATGATCCCTCAGACTACGATTGGATCGTTGATACTACGGAAAAGTGGTGTCAAGAGCGTGCGATCTACATATCTCTTATGGAGAGTGTCAAAATTGCTGACGGTCAAGATTCCAAACGTGACAAAGGTGCTATCCCTACGATATTATCTGAGGCACTTGGTGTATCATTTGATCAAAGTGTAGGTCATGATTACATAGGTAATGCTACTGAGAGATTTGATTTCTACAATAGGAAAGAAGATAAGATACCATTTGATCTTGACTTCTTTAATAAGATCACTAAAGGTGGTTTACCTAACAAAACACTGAACGTTGCACTCGCAGGTACAGGTGTTGGTAAATCATTGTTTATGTGTCATGTAGCATCTTCTGTTTTATTACAAGGTAGAAATGTTTTATACATTACCATGGAAATGGCAGAAGAAAAGATTGCTGAACGTATTGATGCTAACCTTTTGAATATTCCTATTCAAAAATTGTCTGATCTACCTAAGTCAATGTTTCAAAAGAAGATTACTTCATTGGGTAAGAAGACACAGGGTAAACTTATTATCAAAGAATACCCCACAGCGTCAGCACATGTCGGACACTTTAAGTCTTTGATTAATGACTTAGCATTAAAGAGAAGTATCAAACCTGATATTATCTTTATTGATTATCTAAATATCTGTGCCTCTCAGAGGTACAAAGGATCTATAGTAAACTCATACACCTATGTTAAAGCGATTGCTGAAGAACTCCGTGGTCTTGCAGTTGAGACTAATGTACCTATCGTCTCCGCCACTCAGACGACTCGTTCTGGTTTTGGTAGTAGTGATGTTGACCTTACTGATACGTCAGAATCCTTTGGTCTCCCTGCCACTGCTGATCTTATGTTTGCTCTCATTAGTACGGAGGAGCTTGAGGAGATGAATCAGATCATGGTTAAACAGTTGAAGAACCGTTATCATGATCCAACTATGAACAAACGATTCTGTGTTGGTATTGACAGAGCAAAGATGAGACTGTATGATGTAGAGGAGTCTGCTCAAACAGACATTGTTGACTCTGGGCAAGTCGAACTAGATATTGCAGCAAAGTTTACTGCTAAGAAAAATTTCCAAGAACTCAAGTATGATTGATTTTCTAAAATATACACAGTTTGTTAATGCTGTGACGTCAGAAGAAAGCAAGTATGGCGGACATTTTCAAGATCGTCTAAGAGATTTAAACTCTAAAGACTTTCCTACACACAGAGCATTAACTGCTGCATTAGGACTATCTGCTGAGTCAGGTGAGTTCACAGAAATAGTAAAGAAGATAGTTTTTCAAGGTAAACCAGTTAACCAAGAAAATCTATTTCATATGAAACGTGAACTAGGTGATATCATGTGGTATTTTATACAAGCATGTATAGCACTAGATGTATCCCCAGAAGAGATAATCGAAATGAATGTAGAGAAGTTGAAGAGTAGATATCCAGGTGGAGAATTTGATGTACACTATTCCGAAAACCGTAAACAAGGAGATTTATGATTGGTAAACTCGATCCAGAAGAAAGAGTATTAGGACAAGAACCTATGCAACTCACACCAGATTTGATTGATAAAATCAATGCATACATGGCACATACAAAAAGAGATGGGTCTTATAACTGGTTACCTACTGACGAGTATGAAGTACAAATAGCAGGTACGTTTGCTGCTGATAGATTTATTGTTATCAAAAACAAAACAAAGAATCCAGTAGTCTCTGCTGAACCTCATCCTCATTTTGATTATGAGAAGAAGGTCTTTACTAAAGATGGTAGAGAAGAATATATGAAAGAGTTTGCAAAGAGTAAAGGCATCCCTGCACCAGAGGATATAGGATGAAGTA